TGGAAATAGTTATAAATATAAAGCAGCAGCAAATCCAACAATGCCAGAATATGATGCTGTTTGTACAACAGGATATACAGCATGGAATGGCACTGACGAAATAACAGCGACAACTGGACAAAAAATAGTAGTTGTCGAAGTTGATTCAGCAAATAAGGCTAAAAAAGCAGGAATAGCAACAATTGCTTCAATGGCCTAAAAATAGGAGGCAATAGAAATGGCAGAAACCAGTAACATAGATAAAATAATAAAAGATTTAGGACCAAATTATTCAAAAGAAGATAATGAGGTTTTAAATGAAATATTAGAGGAAGTAAGTTCTATTGCCTCTGATATTTCTAATAGACAAAAAAATGATGAGAAGTTATTTCCATATATTAAGAAAGCAGTAAAAGCAATATATCTTTCAAGAGGAGCAGAAGGCTTAACAAGTCGTGGAGAAGGTTCTATATCAAGTTCATATGAAGATATCATGGAAAAATTAAGAAATGACATTATAAAGTCTGGCTTAAGGAGGATTAAATAATGTTATTACGAGATTTAACAAAAGTATATATATCAGGATATGAAGAAATAGAAGATCACGGAGAACCAGATAAGAAATGGAAATATAAAAGCATAGCTTGGTTAAATATGCAACAAGATGTAAATGAACTAGATAAAAAATCCACAGGAGAAGTAGATTATAGTATTTATAAAGGTAGAAGTACGAGAGATTATGAAATACAAAAAGGTGACGGAGTATCATTTGAAGATGTCTCAAAATTAGAGGAGTTTATTCCTGAGTATAGAGTATTGGATAAAAATAAAATAGGAAATACCTATGTATATAGAATGGAGAAAATGCAAAAATGATAAGTTGCGAAATTAAAGTTAAACATAATTTCAAAAACATAAATGCTGTAATTCAAAAATTACCACAGACAATAAGTAATAGTGTAGAGGAAATCCTAAAAAACATTAGAGGATACGCTATAAAATTAGAAAAACGGTCATAACGAAGAAGGAATATTAGTTGAAATGATTGATATGTCAACCAAAGAAGTGAAAGGAAGGGTTTTGGCTGCCCCTTCTAAATTTATGGCAAATGGAGTATCCTATTTGTTTTTTGAATACTTTGGCACAGGCTCTAATGCTGAAATGGAACACGTGGGAAAGTCACAACATTTTATTGAAAGCGGATTTACTGAGTGGTTCATTCCAGTAAATAAAGTGGATAGAGCATTGCCGTATCCAGTTATAAATATAAAAGGAATGGACTTTTACATAGCTCATGGAACTAAAGCAAACCACTTTATGGGAGATGCAAGTTTCAAAAGTAGAGATGAAAATGTAGAAATAGTTAAGAAGAAGTTAGACGATATGATAAAGGAGTGTTGCAAATGAAAGATTTAAGCATAAAGGACTTTAGCGATTTAGTATATGAAAAGCTAGAACCATTAAAGTATAAACAAATATTAACAAATCCAACAACTACAAGCAAATTTCCTTGCTTGGAATTGCATACACCTTTGAAATCAGTAAATCTAACAGAAAACGCATTTCCTATTCGTTCTACATTTCAAATATCAATCACTTGTTGGAATGAAAAACAAAGACAAGCAATGCAAATGACAGATGAAGTTGATATAAAACTTCAAGAATACAATTTTATAAGGACCAATACCAGTCCTGCAGTATATGATCAGATACTGCAAAAATACGGTATAACAATAACTTTTGAGGTTCGTTATAATTCTATAACGAGCTCTTTTAATTTTATAAGATAATAAGGAGGAATAAAAAATGCCAGAACCAAAAGCAAGTACATTAACAAAATTATTTCATGCTGATACTTTAGCAGATTTGAAAGACTCAACTAAAAGAAAACAAATAGCCTTCGTACAAAGTATCCCAGAATTTTTAAAAGCACCAGAAGGAATAACATATAGTGCTTTAGATATTCCTGATGAGAGACAAGCAGAAGGAAGACAAAAAGCAGAAAATTTAGAAATAGAAATATTATTTAAAGAGGACCAATATGATGAATTAAAAGCAGTTCAAACTGCCAAAACAAATGGATATTGGGCAATTCAATTACCAGAAGATACAGCTACAGAAAGTGGAAAACCACTAACATGGTACTTTACTGGTACATGCTATATAGGAATGAGTGAAATTGCTATAGATGATATGTTAAAATCAAAATTAACAATCTATAGAAGCTCAGAAATAACAGAAAGCAAAGGATTTCCCACAGCCTAGTCCTACTAAATCAAGTGCTAGAAGTAGGACGAAAAAAGTTACTAGCACAATTACAGAGGAGGCGTAAGCCTTCTCTCTTTTATAAAGGAGAGAAAAATAAATGATAATAGAAACAAAAAATAAAAATATTAATTTAGTACTAAAAACAAAAAAGATAGTAGAAGTAGCTAATCTACTAAAAAATAAAAATTTCGAAGAAGCATTTACAAAAGCATATTCAGATTTAGATATTGAAGCATTATCAAAAATAATATTTAAACTAGCAGAAAACGATGAGGGAAAAAATACATTTGTGTCATCTGACGAAGTATATGACTTTATAGATGAGTGCAGAATAGAAAATATAACAATAAATGATTTATATTCAAAGATTGCAGAGGCATTGAATGAAGAGGGTTTTTTCAAAAAGAAGATGTCAAAGAAAGAACTAGCAGAAATGACATCAAATCCTTTATCAGCAATCAATATGAACGAGCTAGTAAAGAAATCAGCAGAGAGTGCAATAAGCAAAATAGCAGAGCAGGAATTTCAAGGTTACAAAGCCTAAATGATATTGTATCAAAAATAAAGGAATCAAATGATCTAATAGAGTTGATATATTCATTAGAGTCTTTGGCTTATTATTTTAACATGAAACCACAGGAATTTTGGAATTGCAGATATTCTGAAATAAATTCATACTGTCAATCAAATTTAATTAGAAACATAGACGATTTAAAACGTGAAATAAATTTACAAGAAGCGGTAACCAATAAACTTATAAGAGCAGATAGTATGAGTAGAAATCCTAAAATAGTACCAATTAGAGATGCTTACAAACTCCAGAAGAAATAGCGAAGAGAATGAGATTTTTAATGAAAACAAGTTGATAATTTCGACAAAATATGTCGAAAAATGTCGATAAAAAGTATAATTTAACTTATTGATTTATGGAACCGTTTGTAGTATACTCTTTTTATATTAAATAAAAGGAGAAACAGAAATGGAAGATACACAAATTAAAACTAAATTTTGCAAATTTTGCGGTGAAAAGATTCCGGAGGATGCAGTTATGTGTACTCACTGTGGAAGACAAGTTGAGCAATTAAAAGGGGAACAACCTCAAGTCGTAATAAATAATACAAACAC